CTCAAGAAGTTAGAAGTAAAATATTAAGAGAAAAATTAAATAGTTCTGATTTTAGATATTTTAGAACATCACCAGGAAGAATGTAATGGCACTAAATACTTATTCTGCACTTAAAACATCTATAGCTAATTGGCTTAATAGAAGTGATCTAACTTCTGAAATAGCTAATGACTTTATTAAATTAACTGAAGCTGATTTTAATGCTAAGTTAAGAATAAGACAAATGGAACAAAATGATTCTATTACTATTAATGCAGAAACAGTAACAGTACCTACAGGATTTATTGGTGTTAGATCTTTTTATATTTTATCTGGTAGTACAAAATATCATTTAAATTATATTACACCTTCTAACTTAATATCTATCAAAGGTGGTTCAACAGCAGGTATGCCAAGAACTTATACTATTGAATCAGATAATGGTACAGAAAGTTTTAGATTTGCACCACAACCAGATACATCATACACAGGCTATCTACAATACTACAAAGCTTTTAATGAATTATCAGATAGCAATACAACTAATTATATTTTATTAAATCATCCAGCTATTTATTTATATGGATCATTATATCATGCTGCTAATTTCTTAGGTGGCATAGAGCCTAATCAAGCTCAACAATGGTTAGGTATGTATTCAGCTGCTATGGAAAGAGCTGAGAATAATGACCAACAAGATTCTTATGGTGGTGCACCAGTTGTACAAAGAACAGATATTGGAACTGATTTATCATTTTATAGAAGAAAATAATTATGCAAATACCTTTTGGAGAATGGTTACCTGATCAACCACAGCATATGAATCCTGGAGCTAATGTTGCTACCAATGTTTATTATGCTTTAAATTCTTATAAAAGATTTCCTTCATTGGTAGACTATTCAACTAATAATGTTGGATCTGATAGTAGAGGAGCAGGATCTTTTAGAGATAATGCTAACAATGTATATAACTTTGTAGCTACAAATACAGATTTATATGAATTAGATGGTGGTACATTTACATCAAGAAAAGGATCTTTAACTGGTGGTAATACAGATTTTTGGACATTTACTCAATTTGGTAACTATGTAATAGCATCAAATGGTGTTGATAAACCTCAATATTATTTAATGGGTACATCAACTAATTTTGCAGATTTAGATACTATAGCTAGTGGAGTTCCTAATTTTAGAGTTTCTGGTGTTGTTAGAGATTTTTTAATTACTGGTAACTTGACAACAGGTTCTAATACTATTAATTGGTCTGGTATTAACGATATTACAGAATGGACTGCTGGAACTAAACAATCCGATAGTCAAGATCTTCCAGGATCAGGTGGTGAAATAGTACATATTACTTCTGGAGAGATCGGTTATGTATTTAGGCAAAACCAAATAATCCGAATGGACTATGTTGGTGGTGCAACAGTATTTAGACTATCAGTTATATCTCCTAATAGAGGAGCTGTATATGGTAGAACAGTATGTCAGGATAATAGACGAGTATTCTTTTATGCTGATGATGGTTTTTTTGAAATTAATGGAGATCAAGTTATCTCTATTGGTGCAGAAAAAGTAAACAGATTTTTTGATGCTAATCTTAACAAAGCATATACAGACAGAATTGTAGCTGCTGTAGATCCTTTTAATCAGTTAGCATTATGGTTATATCCATCTGTTAATAATACAAGTAATACAACTGGTATTTGCGACAGAATATTAATTTATAACTATGCTACTAAAAAGTGGTCTTTAGCAAATACAAATGCTAGTACAATCTTTAGTCAATTTGTAGGTGCTTATACAGTAGAGCTAATGGATATTATATCTCAAAACTTAGATGATATTAATATTGCATTAGATACAGATTTTTGGTCAGGTGGACAATTATTATTAGGAGCTATTGATAATAATTATAAAGCTGCAATTTTCTCTGGAACAGGAAATCAAGGAGAAATAGAAACAAGTGAAGTTGAATTGTTTCCAGGCTTTAGAAGTAATGTTCAAAGTATTAGACCAATAGTTGATGCAGAATCTACAGTTACTATTAAAACTAGAGATAGACTTGCAGATACAGTTACAGAATCTAGTGAGATAAGTATGAACTCAACAGGTATTAATCCAGTAAGACAATCTGGAAGATACATAAAAGTAAATGTTAAAACACCTAGTGGTGTAGCTTGGTCAGATGCTCAAGGTATTGATTTAGTTGCATCAAGAGCAGGATTAAGATGACAGATAGAACAGACGTTGATAACGTAAGATATAGTTTTGAAACTCAAGAGTTCTTTCAAAGACAAATTGAAGAAGCTATTAACACACTTATCAATGAGAAGAATCAAGAAAACAACAAAGCATATGCTTGGTTTATAGGAGACTAAATGGCAGGTATTAAAGATTATTCAACAACACAAGCTAGTAATACATCACTTAATAGTATTTCTGTAGCAGAAGGTATGTTACCTTCTAATATTAATAATGCTATTAGAGCATTGATGAAGAATACTAGAGAATGGTTTAATGATTCTCAATGGGTAGAATATGGAGATGGTGATGGTGCTTATACTGCAAGTTATGCAAGTGCAACATCTTTTACAATAGCTGGTGTTGATGTAACTGCAATTTATCATGCAGACAGAAGAATTAAAATTACTGCTACAACTCCAGGAACTATTTATGGAACAATTAGCTCATCAACTTTTTCAACAGACACTACAGTTAATATAACTTGGGATTCAGGAAACTTATCTAACGAAGCTATAGATAATGTTTATATTGGTGCTATATCAAAAACAAACACATCTATTCCAGGTGGTGTTATTGGTACAATTCAATTAGCAGATGGTAGTGTTACAACTGTTAAACTTGCTGCTGATGCAGTTAATGGAGATAAGATTGCAGATGACAGTATAGATTCTGAGCATTATGTAGATGGTTCAATAGACACAGCTCATATTGCAGACTCACAAATTACAAATGCCAAGATGGCAGCCAACTCAGTTGATTCAGACCAATATGTAGATGGATCTATAGATACAGTACACATAGCTGATTCTCAAATCACTAATGCTAAAATGGCTGCTAATTCTGTAGACTCAGATCAGTATGTTGATGGAAGTATAGATACAGCTCACATTGGAGATAGTCAAGTTACAACTGCTAAGATTGCAGATTCAAATATTACTTCAGCAAAAATTTTAGATGGTACTATTCTTAATGCAGATATTAATGCTAGTGCTGCAATAGATGCTACTAAAATCCATGATGGTACAATTTCAAATACAGAATTTGGTTATCTAAATGGTGTAACATCAGCAATACAAACTCAAATAGATTCTAAATTAACAGCATCTTCAAATTTATCAGATGTATCTTCAGCTAGTACAGCTAGAACTAATTTAGGTTTAGGAACGATTGCAACTCAAGATGCAAATAATGTTTCTATATCTGGTGGTTCAGTTACAGGTCTTGGAGATCCTTCTGCTACATCAGATGCAGCAACAAAAAATTATGTAGATCAACTTATTGCTGGATTAAGAACTAGAATTGTAGCTGAAGTAGCTACTACAGCAAATGTAGATCTAACAGCAGATTTACAAAATGGTGATACTATTGATGGAGTAACTCTTGTTACTGGAGATAGAGTATTAGTTAAAGATCAATCTACAGGATCACAAAATGGTTTATATACAGTTGTAGCTAGTGGTACTGCAAGTAGAGATACTGAGTATGATACTATTGCAGAACTATCTGGTCAAATGGTTGTAGTTAATCAAGGTACAGCAAATGACAATAAAATCTTTTTATGTACTACAAATAACACAGCTACATTAGATACTGACACTATTACATTTACACAAGTTACACCAAGTAATGTTGGTACAGTAACTTCAGTAGCTGTAGCAGATTCTGGTTCTTCAGAATTTACAGTAACAGGTTCACCAATAACTTCATCAGGTACTATTAATCTTGAAGTAGCAACTATTGCTAATACTAAGATTACAGGATTAGGAACAGCATCTACACAAGATGTTGGAACTTCTGCAAATAATGTAGTACAATTAGATGGTTCATCAAGATTACCTGCTGTAGATGGTAGTCAATTAACTAACATAGACGCAGCAAGTGCAGGATTTGCAATTGCTATGGCGATTGCTTTATAAGGAGAAAACATGGCACAAAACTTTAGAAGATACACAAGCAACAATGTAGGCACAGGAGCTGCAACATTATTTACAGCAGACAGCTATGATACTGTTGTTGGTATATCAGTTTCAAATGTAACAACATCAAGTGTTGTAGCATCTGTATATATTAATGATGGTTCAAATGACATCTATCTTGTTAAAGATGCACCAATACCAAGTGGTTCATCATTACAAGTATTAGATGGTGGTGCAAAATTTGTTGTTCAATCTGGTGATGCTTTAAAAGTAATATCAGACACAGCTTCATCTTTAGATGTTTGGGTATCAACAGTAGACGCAATCAGTACATAGGAGAATAAATGCCTTTTATTGGAAACCAACCAGCATTAAGTTACACAAGTTTTGCAAAACAAGACTTCACTACAAGTGCGACTACATCTTACACACTTGACCATCCTGTAACTAACGCAAATGAAATTGCATTATTTATAAACTTTGTAAGACAAGAACCTACAACTGCTTATACTGCATCTGGTACAAGTTTAACTTTAACAAGTGCTACATCTGCAACAGATGATATGTACTGTGTGTTTCTAGGTAAAGCTGTTCAAACAGTAAATCCTCCAAATGGTTCAGTAGGTACATCACAACTTAATAGCTCTTTAGATTTTTCTAGTAAGACAATTACACTTGCTAATAACATGAAAAATACTCCTGCGTTTCATGCAGGTTTATCATCTAATCAAAGTATCCCAAACACAACTACAACAGTTATAATAAACGATGTTGAAATATTGGATACAGATTCATCTTATGATATATCAACAGGAGTTTTTACAGTTCCATCTGGACAAGCAGGAAAATATTATTTTTATTCTTTTGTAAGAAGAGCAAATTGGGAACCTGTTTCAAGATTTATACTTTCTATTCAAAAAAATGGAGTAGATTTTGTAAGTGGTGATGGGCCTATTAATGGTGTGTATACAGGTGGCTTTATTGGTGGACAAGTAAATTGCTCTGTTGGAGATACTATTAGAGCAACTGTTTATCATGATGACGGTGGAGCAAATAATATTTTTGGAACTCCAGCAGGTTCATTTAATTTTTTTGGTGGATACAAAATTATAGAATAGGATAAATTATGGCAATAACAAAAATACAATCTGAAAGTCTTAATCTAAACGACAACTACGATTTTACAGGAACTGTAACTGGTGCTGGTCAAACAAATCAACCATCTTTTCATGCAGTTATGAGTGCTGACCAAACTGGATTAAGTAATAATGTTTTTCATAAAGTTAATTTTGATACAAAAGTTTTTGATACAACTGGAAATGAATTTGATACAACAAATAACAGATGGACACCTACAGCTACTGGAAAATATCTTTTAAGTTTTCATCTTCGTACAGATAATTCAACATATGTTCATTATTTTGAAGGCAGACTTACAAAAAATGGAAGTCTATATTCAGAAGGTGGTTCTAGATATAATAATTATATAGAATTTAATGAAAGTTTAAATAGTTCAAGAATAATTAGAGCATACAATCCACAAATTACTAGAATAATTACAGTAACAAGCACATCAGATTATTATGAAGTTCAAGGATATAATTATAATGCTGGAAGTTTTAAAATTGCATCTAATCAAAGTTATTTTGGAGCATATAAATTATTTTAAATTAAGGAGGTAAAACTATGGCACAACTAAGTAACAAAATAAAACTCTACTGCGAAGCTAATGGAGTTAGTGATGTAGATTTTTTAAATGATGTTATGTTGCAAGATGAT